AATTGTATGGGAATGATTTAGAGGAAAGCTGTATAGATTATGACAATATAGAGGAATATGAGATATTATCTGAAAGAGAACTAAAGAATGATTTATAGAAAAGGTGTCTTAGGACATCTTTTTTTTATTTCAAATTTGTTGAAAAAAAGTTATAAAAATTAGAAAAAATTTCTTAAAAAGAAGTATAAAACTGTTACAAAAGTGCAACAATAGAAATATAATTAAAATATAAATAAAGAGGTGTAACTAATGGAATGTAATGGTTATTGGGAAACTTGCAAATGTGAAGATTGTACTCTAGTAGAGAAACTTTATGAGGACTTATATTGGTATAAGCAATTTAGTGAGGACTTTGAAGAAGAAATAAAGGAACTTGAAGAAAGAATTATTAATATGGGTTATTGTACTGAATAACCTATAAAAGAAGGAGTTTAAAATGCAGGAATTGAATTTTGTAAAAGAAGAAAGATTAAAACTTCAAAACATATACTTTAAAGATGTTAAAAGTATTTGGACTGAATTTGAAGGGGAAGAAGCTGAAAGGAAAGCTAAACTAGTATTAAATAAATATAAAAATAAAGATAAATTCTTAGAGCATTTAGAAAGCAGGTTAGAAGCCTGTGTTGAAGATATGGAATTTTATAATACTAGAATGAAATAATTGGAGGTAAAGGGAAAATGAGAAGAAGTGAAAGTATAAGTAAGTTAGCTGTATCTTTAGTTAAATTTAATAGTGAGGTATCTAAAATATCTAAAGATGCTAAAAATCCTTTTTTTAAAAGTAACTATGTTACTTTAGATAAATTAATAGAAGCAACTAGACCTATATTACAGGATAATGGTTTAGTAGTTATGCAAAGTCCTCTAAGTAAGGAAAATGGAAGTATAGGAATACAAACTTTACTAATCCATGAGAGTGGGGAGTTTATAGAGAGTGAGCCTATATTTATGACACCTTCAAAAATTAATGACCCACAACAAGCAGGGAGTATAATTAGTTATATGAGAAGATACAGCTATCAAGCTATCCTAAATTTAAATACAGGGGAAGATGATGACTGTGATAAAGCAACAAGTAATGAAGATAAACAGGCTAAGTTGAATAAAAATTATTCGACAAATAATTTTGCTAATAATAATTTTGTCAACAATGTAAAACTTATAACAGAAGCACAAAGAAAAAGATTAAATGCAATAGCTAGTGGAATAGATAAAGCTGTTGTAAAAGACATAATAGCAGGGTATGGGTTTAATAATAGTCAAGAAATTACAATGGATAAATATAATACTATTTGTGATGAAATACAGGGTTTAAAATATGAGATTTAATTAAGCTAGGGATTATACCCTAGTTTAATCTTATAAAGAATTAAAGTTACACGTGCAACTTTTCTAATAAGTTACACGTAAAACATTTTAGGGGGATATAATGGATATAAAGAAATGCAAATATAAAATAGTTGTCGATAGTAGGGAGAAAGTCAATAATCACATCTTAAATAAATTCAAAGAAGGTTTTGAGAATAAACCCTCACACCATGATATGTACAGAAGAAAAAAATCAACTTATTCAGATCCTGTGAAGTTTTTTATACAGGAAAAAGGATTAAAGGTTGGAGATTATACTATAGCTGTACAACTACCAAGTAAAGAAGTCTTAAATTTTCAAGATAAAGTAATAGTTGAAAGAAAAGCTGATTTGAATGAGTTATGCTGTAATTTATTTGATAGTAAAAGCAAGGATAAAGAAGGATTAACTAGATTTGAACGTGAATTAAAACGTGGGTATGAAAGAGGTATAAAAATACATCTAATTGTAGAAGTTGCAGATATGCACTCAAAAATATTATCTAGTAAACATTTTAGATACGATAAGGCTTCAAAAGTTACACCACAAAGTTTTTATGCTATGTTACATTCTTTAGCTTCAAGATATAATGTTTCTATTTGGTATTGTGATAAAAAAGATAGTGCAAGATTAATCCATGACATACTTTATTATAATGCTAGAGATTTTTTAAAAAAAATATAAGGGGAGTTTAAAATGGACAATAAATATTATATAGAAATTCTTCATAACAAAATATGGGCATATAAAATAATTTATGGGAAAGAGCCTAATACAATAATTGTACCAAATAAAATATTTGAAGCTGTAAGATGTGAAATAGCTTCAATGGGAAAGAAAGTAATTGTATCAGATGATTTTAAAGAAATGAGATGTATAGATGTAATTTATAGTAGTTGCACGTAAAACATTCTTAAAGGTTACAAAAGTTACACGTAAAACATTAAAAATGACTAGACATTGGCTCTAGTCTATTTTTGTCGCAAAAAAGCGATAATTTTATGTATTATTTACAACAGAATGAAATATAATATATATATAGAAATAAAAATGTGGTTGGTGAATAAAATGAAACTTAAAGAATATAGAAAAAATAAAGGTTTTACACAAACTTACATAGCTAAAATATTAGGAATTAGTCAACAAGCCTATGCAAATAAAGAAGCAGGGAAAAGGGGTTTTACAACTAAGGAACTTATAATTATTGAAAAAATAATGAATGTAAAAATAGCTGATATTTATGACAAGCTAAGTAAGGAGATAGATAGGGAGTTAGAAGTTTATAAAAAGTAGGGGGAAAACAATGGAGAAGTATTTTATTGGGCTAGATGTTATGACTTTAGATGAATTAGAGATTTGGAGGTTATTATGCAGATACTCTGATTATCAAACTAACATAGCAGGTTATACAATAAATCAATTAGTCATTGGGGCAGATAAAAGATTAAACCTAACAACACAAAAAGTTAGGACAATATTAAAGAAGTTTGAAAGGGAAGGTTATATAAAATTCTTAACTAGTGGAAGCAAAGGAAAAGAAAGTACGTTATTATTGACTATTAAGCAACAACTATTTAACAATAATGTAACAAATAAAAGTGAGCAATTACAAGGCATTGATAAGTTATCTAACAATAATGTAACAACTAAACAACAACACTACAAAGAAAAAGATAAAAAAATAAATAAAAGTAACTATGAATTAATTATAGAAACTTATACTGATAGTGATGTTTTACGTGTAACAATTAGAGATTTTATAAGAATGAGAAGTACAATAAAGAAACCTTTAACAGATAGAGCATTAAAAACTTTATTGAAAAAATTAGATAATTTATCAAATAATGATGATGAAAAGATAACTATATTAGAAAATAGTATTGAGAACTGTTGGTTGTCAGTATATGAATTGAAAAATAAAAAAGCACCTGTTACAGCAGGTACTCAAAATAAAATTAATGATAGAAATAGTATGTACAAGAAAGAGAGTTTAAATACGGAAAAAATAAAATTTGTAAATAATTTTTAGATAAGAGAGGTTTATATTATGGAAATAAGAAAGGCTATTGAGGATATAAAACTCTATTTAGATGCTGAACAAGTAAAAAATAAAATAGTATTAGATAGAGGACTAAAATTAAATAATCAAAATAAATGTTTATGTTTTAGACATACTGAAACTAATCCTAGCATGAGTTTTGATGTTAAGCATAAGAAGTTTAAATGTTTTAGCTGTAATGCAAATGTTGATATATTTGAACACTATCAAGAATATTATTCTGTTAGTTTTATAGAAGCTGTGAAATTAATTGTAAAGGATTTTAACTTAAATATTGAACTAAATATCAAAGATACTGAAAGAAAGCCTAAAAAAGCACCTACAGCTCACAAGACTTATAATGACAAAGTATTAAGCTATTGTAATAAAAGAGGAATATCTAAAAATACTTTAGATTATGTAGGTGTAAAAGAAAGCAATAATAATGTATGTTTTGAGTATAAAAATGAACTCGGAGAACATATAGCTAATAAATATAGATTTACCTCTAAAAATGCAAAACCTAAGATGTTATTTGAAGCTAATACAAATATAAATACATTATTCAATATGGATAAGGTAGATATTACAAAACCCTTATTGGTTACTGAAGGAGAATTTGATACTTTAGCTTCCATTGAAGCAGGATTTAAAAATGCTGTAAGCATACCAAGTGGAGTTAATAGCACTAACCAATGGATAACTACAAATTGGGATTTTTTAGAACAATTTGAAGAAATAATAATATGGTTCGATAATGATGAAGCAGGTGTTAAGGGTGCTAGAGAAGTCTTTAATAGATTAAGCAATAAAAGTGTAAAAATAGTGATGTGTGATTTAGCTAATGATATTAATGAATTACTATTTAAATTTGGTAAGGAAGAAGTATTAAAGCAAATAGATAAAGCATATACACCTTTGGTTAGTGGAATAGTTACGTTAGATATGGTAGAAGATTTTAATGTTTATGAAGCTAATAAATTACAAACAGGAATTAATGCTATAGATGATGAAATTCTAGGAATGGTATTTGGTAGTTTAAATGTACTTAGTGGAAGGAATGGAGCAGGAAAATCTACAATATTAAATCAGATTTATATTGGAGAAGCAATAAAACAGGGAGAGAAAGTATTTTTATTTAGTGGAGAATTAGTTGCAGGAAATGTTAAAGAATGGCTTATAAGAACTTTAGCTAATGAAGAACATTTGATAGAATTTACAGCTAGAAATAAAAAGTATAAAGCAACTAGTATGGAAGGTAAAAAAGATATTGTTGAGAGGATAAAGGATAAAATATACCTTTATGATAGTGATGATTATAAAATAGATTCTGTAATTCATAAAATGGAAATATTGGCAAAAAGACAGGGAGTAAAAGTCTTTATTATAGATAACTTAATGATTTTAGAAATGAATAGTATTGATGAATATAAAGCACAAAGTGAAGCTGTAAAAAAATTAAAGGCATTTGCTAAAAAATATAATGCAATAGTACATCTAGTAGCACACCCAAGAAAAAGTCTAAATGAAGAAATAACTAAAGATGATGTTGCAGGAAGTGTCAATATAACTAATTTAGCAGATTATGTAACTATATTAGAAAGAAACTTTAAAGAAGATAGGGAGTATGATGCTAAGTTAAGTATAGTCAAAAACAGGCATACAGGAGTAAATGCGAGTGTAGCCTTAAAGTTTGATATTGATAGAAAAAGATTTTATAGTAGTATGGATAAAAGGGAATTACTAGTAAATTATTTTGATAGACACTTTGAACAAGTTGAATTAGATGATTTTGAATGGTAGGTGTAAATTATGCAAGATATGATAATGGAGTATGAACGTTTAATTGATAGGTTATTTAAGGCTGATGAATGGCTAAAGAGTAAAGGTATTGAAAGTTGGGATTTAATAAAAGGTAAAAAAGCATACATTGAATATCATAAAATAACTAAAGAGGTAGAACAGCTTCAAAAGGACTTGCATAAACATTTAGGAATAAGAAATTATTAGACTATTAATTTAGTCTAATTTTTTTTTATGTTTAACGTGCAACTTTACTGATGTTTAACGTGTAACATTTGAGTTTTCCTAGTAGAGAAAAAACTTTTATTTTTCTGAAAAACTTTTATAAATAATGTATATAAATGTTGCATTTGTGCAACACTATAAATATAAAGATGAATAATGAATAAAATTGCAGGAGGGTAAAATGTTTATAAATTGTACTACAAAATTAATAAGAGAAGGAAATAGATTATACACTAAGAAAGTTAAAATATATGAAAACATATCTGATGAAGATTTAAGAAAGGTTGATAGATATTTATATAATTTACCTTCTATACAGTTTGGATTTAATTGTTATAAAGAAGATTTGGTAAAAGGTAAAGTGAAAGGTAGTTGCTTATCTATAGAAAATATTATTAAAAGTGAAAAAAATCTTTTAAGCTATATAAATAAAAATGGACTTAATGAAAACTTATTAAATGTTTTAGATTACTTTTTTAAATATTATTGATAATTTAAAAAAAATCTATAAATGATGTATAAAAGTGTTGCATTTGTGCAACACTATAAATATAAAATAAATAATTAAAAAGGTGGTAAAGAAAAATGGAAAATATAAAAATAGCTTGTGGAAATAATATAGATTTATTTGATGAAGTAGAAGCATTCTTAATGGAGAATAGTTGTTTAGTTAATAGTTTATTATATGAAGATGAATATACTTTAGAACAAATAGAAAAAGAGGAAGGTTTAAATAGAAGTGTGTATGAGTATTTTGAAGAAGATTTTAGTTTAATGAAATGTAATAATGAGGAAGATGTAAGAAAACTTCTAAAGGAGGTACAACTGGATAATAGAACATTAATAAATATAAATTATCCAATATTTTAATAGAAAAATTTTAAAAAAGATTTATAAAAATGTTAAAAATATGCAACACTATAAGTATAAATAATAAATAAAAAGGTGGTAATAAAAATGATAAGAAAAGATTACATAATGGAACAAATAGAGTTATTAAAGGTTGATGAAGAAGAACAAAGAATGAAAACTGAAATACAAAGAGTAATGGCAGAAGTATATACTAAGTATGGAAGAAATGAGAAAGCTAGAACAAGAAGGGAAAGAGCTAGATGGTATGAAGAAGAAGCTGATAGTTTACAAATTGAAATAGAAAAGT